AATACATATATTTCCATCTATAACCATCTGCTGTTTGAAATATAGAATTAGTTCTCCCAGACGGTTGTACTGTTGATACTGCACCAAAATTATTAGAAATACATTTGTATACGTTATAATCGGGATTTGTTAAAACATAAAAATTACTATCTAATAAAGTTTCTTTTGTATTGTCATACTGCGTATACACAACCCCTATTGTATAATCATTTCTTTTAATTACTAATTTTACATCTGCAGCCACAACTCTTTTTGCTGCTACAGAATCTGCCCAGTAAATATATTCTTGGTTTAACGTATTTACTGGATTGGTTGGTGTAGGTTCTGCTGGCCATGCTTGAGGACGACCAATAAGTAAATAGTAATTACTGTCGTAATTACTTACAAAATCTTTTGCGTTTTGTATACTAAAATTGTTTGTAACAATCTGTGCCATTAAAATATCCTGTGTCTTTTATTATTTATTACAGATAATTAAATATAACGTAAAGCATATCTGTAGTAACTTTTAAATTAGTTACTCTGCTATTGGTGTATAAAGTTGTACTTGCAAGTATGACATTGGAATCTGATGTGATACCAAAATAATCCCAAACTTCAGACTGGCCTGTTGGTTCAAGATTGCCAGATATTTCTTTGTTTATATTAATCTCGCCAAATACTTCTGTTCCTGCGGGATGAACTAATTGTGATGCAGTTGTATTCCAGTCTGCAATTGAAATATCGCTTTTTACAACATATGAATATGGTTGATAAAATAATTTACTACGATCAATACTATTTACTGCCGGGCCATGAATATAGACTAATTCTGATAGTTTACCTTTATTATTTAACCAATATCCTGTAGATTCTTTTAGAATGTTTAAATTTGCAAATAAATTTGCCGATTGCGTATATCGTATGTTAGCTTTTAATTCAATTTCAATTGAAGGATTTATCTCAGACGTGGAATAATCAAACGTAAATCGTTTACTGTCTAAAACATATTTAACAAAAAACTCTTTTTCTGAAATATTTGGTAAAGACGCAAAATAGATATTTGCATAATTACCTTTAGTTAATCCATGCGGAAAAATTGATGTATATGATCCAACTCCGTTTAACAAAATTACATTGCCCGATGTAATTAATGTAGGTGTTGGAGATATTATAGGGGCAGCATTATATCCTTGTGCCGAAGCTTCAGAACTTAAAACGGGGTAAACTTTAGAAGCGATTACCTTAACACTTTTAATTTTTCCCGAAGCATCAACTGATTCTATTTTGCAAATGCCGCCACCTTCAACATTTATAACTGTCCCCACCTCATATCCAGCTACACCATCGATAATTTCAATTTTAGATAATTGAGGAACAGTTCTTGCGGTAATAGTAACCGGAGAAGAATTTAAATCTATTAATTTTGTACCTACAATATCTTCTCTGACAAACGTTCCTTTTATATTTTCAAGATGTAATTCATAAATTTCTACAACGCCTTCAAATAACCGTAAAACATTGTCCACCTCCGCGGTTGCTTTAGATGTTTGGCCGGTAATCTTAGTATTTTTAAAATCAAAAGGATTGCCTGATCCTAATTGGCCAGGGATTACTTTTATAGTTCTATCTTTTTTCCATACGCCATCGGAAGGTTTTAGTACCGATTCGCTGGGATAGTAAAATTCTGCCTTAGAGTTAAACATTGCACGAAAAAGTAATTTATATGCTTCTTCTGTACCTTTAGTTTTATAAATGTCTCTAAAATGTTTAATAAACGTTCGTTTGTCGGTAACAATGTTTCGTGGAATATCATTGCCATAGTTTACAAAGAACTGTTCAATTAAATCATCGGACGTATAATCACTATCTCCATATTTTCTTGCATTTTGTAATACTTCTTGCGCACCTTTGTCTTGTTCAAGAAATTTATAATATGCCTCTAAAAATTTTACAAATGTTGATGTTGAATCTGCTCTAATAAATTTGGCATTTTGATTAGATAAAGTAACAACTATCGCATTACTTACTTCAACTTTTGTAGACGATAATACTTTGGTTACAAAAACAGTATTTGTGATTGCAGGATGTTGTAATTTATCACCAGCAATAATATCATTAGTATCTCCAACCGTGACAATTTTTGACGACGCAGTTGTTGATATTGGTTGTACGTTTACAACATTATATTCGCCTACCCTGATAAACTCAGGTATTTGCGATGCAAATATTTTAGATAATTTTTCTCTTATTCTGCTCATACTGAGATTACATTAACTGTAAGTCCTGGTAATCGATTTGAATCAATATTGGTGGAGCTATCATCTAATAAGATAATTTGATTTTTACTAACAGCTACATCTAAGTATTCATCCTGCACGGTTGCTGTAATTCTAATATCAAATGTGTCTGAAGGATATCCTAATATATCTAAACTGTTTATTGACAATTCGCCAGTACCATAATTAATAGATCCATATGAAGTATTTAATAAATCTTCATTGGCAGCGTCTATAAGTCTTATTGTACCTATACCTTTATTATTTGGTATAGAATCATTAGGAACATCACTCATTTTTGCAAGAACGGAATTTCCATTATAATTTACTATAAAGCTTGTAGTTGACAAACTTCCTGGTACTAATCCATTTTTAAACTTAATTGTGTTTCCTGTAACATATGTATTTAGTGTACTATTTAAAACTGGAGTAATTCTTCTTTGCAATTTTACAGTCATTAAATTACCAATAATAAAATCATTCAAATTGTCTATGTTTCTTGATAACTTAGAAAAAACAAAATCTTTATCAAATTGTTGAAGATCTGTTAAGAAATAATTTTGTATCTCATTAATAACTAAGTTTTTAATGTCTGTTGCAGATAAAGAAACTTTTGCGGATTCATATTTTACATTAACAGATAAATTTATATAAAAATAATCAGGTTCAACAAATTCTGGCATTATAGATAAAACTTGTTTATTTTGTAGTATAATATTTTTAATATCATTCTTTACCCCTTCAGTAATAGCATATCCTTCATAGGGATTTAATGAAATTATAACTTTCCCATACATTGGGGGAACATTATCTTCTCCTCCCCAAACAGAAACAGATTGAACCAACGGATAATTTTTTGATATGATTGATTTATAATCATCCCCAGTAACTGCTCTATTTGAAGATGAAGCAAATTTAGGGGCTCTAAACTTAATACTAGTAATATCTTCTCTTTCAAGACCACCTCTTGAATTAGTAGAAGCAACTATGGTTCCGTTTACTGTTCCGCCACCTATACTTGTTCCGCAAGAAAATTGCTGTGTAATAGTTCCTGCAACATTTCCGGCAACGCCGTTAGTTATAATATAGTTTACCGTTACCAGATTATTTCTTGCTAATTTTTTTCCAATAACACCATCCCCAAAATAAATTTGATACAAGCCAGAAGGATTTTCTTCAATAAAAAAGACTTTAGAATCACCATTTACGTTTAAAGTATCTTCGGAAAATGTATAAACATTTTGCGTTGTATCTGATACAGAATTTTGAACCACTACTTGAATTGTTGTTATATCTACATTCTCGTTAGGTATTATATATTTTTCAGCTGGACCTGGCACATCAACGCTAAAGACATATTGTAAAGGAATACCTTGTACAATCTCAATATCCTCAAATGTATAAAGTCCACCTGTTGGTTGTATTGTTTTTGCCTTCAAATTAACAAAGGTTAACGTAGTATCGTCTATAGTCGAAGTAAACGGAGTAAATCTCTCGAGAGTTAAAAAATTAGGATTATTTGTTAGACCGGTTACTGAAAATGAAATAGTTGCTCGGGCGCCAACTGCTGATACTGGAGTATACCCTAAATGTTTTGCAATAGAAACTGCAGATGCCCTTTTTACTGCAGAATCCAAAAACATATCATTTATAACCATGCTTGCCAAGTAAGCATTATAATGTGTATTGTATGATAACACATCTAGTAGAATAGATAACCCAGAACCTTCAAAATCAAAATCAGTAAAGTACGGTGCACCGTCGGGGGCGGTATAATTTTTAAGGTAATCTTTTAGATTAGATTTTATAGTATCAAAATCTAATTCCGTTATTCTTAAATTTGCCATTATCTTACTCTACTAATTGTTGTGGTGACTGTTACTGGCAATGCGACATTATTAATTAAAAATGATACTTCTATATCAAGTGCATTGTAATCGGAATTGTCTACAATTTGAACATCTATTATTGTTGCCCTTGGTTCAAATTTTTCTATTGTATTTCTTATAGATCGTTCAATTGCAACAATCGTAGAAGGCATAAGATTTTCAAACATTAACGCTGTTACTTGGCTCCCTATTTCCGGATGGAACGGCCTCTCGTAATTTTTTGTTAATATTAGGTTTTGTATAGATGTCTTCACTGCATCTACGTTTTTTCTAGTAAGAATATCTTTAGAATAAGGATGAGGGGAAAACATCAGATTTATATCTGTGTATCTTCGTGCGTTTCTAGTTGTAGTAGCCATTTTTAATATTTATTATAATTTTATTGCTAGATGACCGAAATAATAAATAACATCCTTTTATTTATACCAATTTTACAAAGGCATTTTTTTGCCCAGGGCTAGAGGTACTATGATTTGCAAGTGTACCGATAGGCATTGGTGATTTTGCGCCGTTTGAAGATGCTGCAATGTGAATCCATGCAATGGTTCCAGACGGTCTAGATGCATATTCTAACAATACCTGTTTATACGGAACATTATTTTTAATCCATTCTGCAATATCATAATAATCTGAGAATGAATGAGCTTTAAATTGTAAATCTGCGGCCTGTCCGAGATTATGATCTGAACTAGATGTTCCTGCTCTAAACCCACTTGTTATTACCATATCAGGATATTTATCTTTAATTTTATCAATTGCATTAACTGATAAGTATTTTAAATTCCCAACAATTTGTGCTTTAGTTAATCCGTTTTGATCTTGTACAGCATATGATGTAGCAGCAGCCTTTGTAGATATATCCCCCAAATAAACATATTTTGATAGTTTTAATGAATCTGGGAAATTGTCATAATTATCAAATTCTTTAGTATCTACATCAGTTGGCTTCTGCGTATTCGGTGTAGTTGTATCTGTTTCCGACGGGATAGCTGATTCTATTGATGAATTAACTTCACCCGATTCTAAACGTTTCTTAGCCAAATCTGCTGCTTCAGATTCTAAACTATCTCCAAGGAATATACTTGCAGGGGCATCTGGTCTAGTTAATTTAGAATTACCAGAAGATACCGGAACTGTTTTTTCTTCGGGAGGATCGTATACTTGTAATTTTGAAGCAGATATAGTAATTGCCCCCATTTTTGTTTTTACTGTGGCTGCATCTAATAATAATTCAAGGCCGCCCTTTATACTTGCCTTTGATGCAGAACCAGATTGTAATGCTACATCTTTACTTGCCTTTGCAGCAAATGATCCAGATTTGGCATTCATCGTAATGCTGCTACCTTGAATATTAACGGGACCGTCACTTGTTAATTCCAAACTAGATTTGCCGGATACCTTAATATCTTTAGCAACCACTTGAACAGTTTTTGCGGATTGCACTAATGTTGATCCATGTCCGGTTACATTCAATGCACCATTTACTTCAATATCTGCGTTATTCTCTATTAAGATTTTTGTAGGGCCGCCTACTGTTAAATTATGTGCTCCTTTGACGTACACATATCCATTGTTATCGCATACCTCATAGCTGTCGCCAATTACTTTTTTAACCATAGTACCATTAACATCTATTTCAATATAGGTACCTTTTTTATGATAAATGTGAATTCTTTCAGCATTTGGGCTTGAATCTAATTCAATAACATGACCAGCTTCAGTTTCAATTACTTGATTATAAGGATACTGTGCATTGTAAGCAGATGTGGGCTCAGACCATTTACTTCCGCCAGACGCGGTGAGAATATCTTTTTTCCTATAATATTCTTTTGTTTTAAAATATTTGTGAGACTTATCTTCTGTTGCTAATTTATTTGTATCTGGTAATCCTGCATAATCTATTTTAGGATAAATTTTATTAGGATCTGCAAATCCTTGCTGCGATGCAAATGTTGGGTCATTTAAGGGCCCTGCAGGATTTTGAGTAGGATTTGATGGGTGAGGTAATACTGAAGGAATATCTACATCAGTTGGCAATGTTGGATCGGTGTTTGCAGAATTGCCTGTTCTTACCGGTTGCCCGGACCCGTCATATAAAACTGATCCTGTTGATGTTGTAACTATATTACCGGCCTTAATTTCTTCATTTACTAATAATTTTTCAACCACCGGATTTTTATTTGGTTTGCCCGTAAATGTACCCATCATTATAGGTTGTTGTTTCTCATCTCCGTCTAAAAACCAACCTACTACCCAGGTTCCTTCTACAGGTCCTAACGGCGCCATACCAACCCCAGAGGTACTTGCAGAAGTAATTGGCATCATGGGTGTAGCCCATGGTAAATCATTTGTAGGTAATACTCCTACATCATCAGTGTGATATCCGAATATTCTAACTTTGCATCTTCCTAATTTTTCAGGATCTTGCCTATTTTCAACCACACCTACCCACCATGTGAAATTTGGATTTCCGTATAAATTCTGCATAATATTATCTCGAAGAAGCTCTTAAAGAATCTGCGGAGGAAGCTGATAAAGAATCTCTCACAACCTCCATAGACATTGTATGTTTTAAAAAGTTAATTTTGTGATGTATTGAAGTTATTAAATAACTTCCTGAAAATCTTGAATCTAAATGTTCAGTGGCTATATCAGTTTCATCAACCGGGGACATATCAGGAAATTTAATGTCTATCAGTCTTCCTGCTTCAACATCTGTTCTACCATATATTGAAATATTTAACTTTAATGAATTTAGTTCAATCAAATTTGATAAACGATTTCCATACAATTCACCCATTCTTTCATTATAATTATTTTCAATACCGGTGTGTAATTTAGACAATGTAGGATATACTCGAGTATGACTATTGAGGTTTCTTACTGTTCCCTTATAGTTAAAAAGCGGTATAGGATTATTGCGAGAAAGATGTTTGTATGAAGAAAATTTAGTAACATGGTCATAATCTGTAATTTCTCTTTGCTTTTTAAAAATATCCAAAGATACTAGCTTACTTGCAAAATAACCATTCTCTAAATTGTCTAAATGATCTAATCCATTTAATATGTCTACACTTTGTATCAATGCCATTTTTTCTATAGTATCATCAGATGGGCCTAAAACACCTGTAGCCTTGTACTCATAACTTCCGATAGATATGCCGGTATCAAATATATTTTCAAGACTGCCAAAATAAAATGCTCTATTTGTTTCCCAAAACAAGAAGTTACAAGCTTGCCCAGATTTTGGTAATGATTTCTTAGCTAACCAATTTATACATTGAAATGGAGACCAAGCAGGGCTTACAAATTTAACCTTGTTTGCTGCTTCAGAAAAAACAACCAACGGAGTTATGTCTTTACCTTGAGTTAATTTATTATTTGTTTCATTAAAAATAAAATTTCTTGATATTTCTAAATTATCTGCAAAAATTTTATTTACTATGGTATCAATTTGTCCGGAAAATGAATTATATAAAGGACTTAGAGAATCTACTATTGCTTCTTGCGAAATAAATCTAAATTTGTATATTTGTGTATTTTGATCCCGCACCAACATACGATCTTCGATTGAAGTAATTTTAAATGTTTTATAAATTGTGTTATTAAGTCCAGGTGTGGCAACTTTGACTATTAAATATTCGTCACCTAACAACTTATATTCTTTTATTAAATTCCTGCTGTCTGATAATAGTAAATCGCCAGATACAACATTATTAAAAATACTTTCGTAAATATTTAATTCAACAAGATAATCTAATAAAGATATTGACCCATTATTCGAAACTAAGAATAGTTGCTCAATGTGTACTTCCCCTGCTGATTGCAGGGTTGATTGTGTAGAAATACTCATTGTTGGATTATTTCAGTAAAATTTGTCTCAATCGTTGAAACAAGTGCAGGTTTTAATATATTAATTCTTCTCTTTTTTTCATTCTCGGCAGTTTCATACATAAGATTTGTAATAGGATATAATGACCCGGTTGGAAAATTCTGCAATACTACATTAATTTGTTGTACTCCGGTTGTCGCTTGAAACTGTATTGATTGCGGGGATGTAAATGTAGAATTTTCTGCCATTGCTCTATAACCAGATACGATA